TTCATGAAACGCTATCGTGCAGACATGGGCTTTAGTGTTGTTGCCTTCGATAATTCGAGCCTGTGCGATGCAGATGCAGTCTTCAAAAATCGTCATCACATGCCTCATCTTGAAGTAATTCAATGAAATGATTTCCGTGACAACGCTCTGGATAGCACCAGCAGCCCAGCACTTTTCCTTTCAGCCCAAGCACTCGATCATGAAGGCTGTACTTGCGTCCAAAATAAATCTCAAAAGAATCGCAGACAGTATCCCTGTCGCCGTCTGGGCCCAGCTCAAAAGGATTCCCTAATTCGCTATTGCGATCAATGCGAACAAAACGATCAGTCTTTCGAGCCCAAGTCAACAAAGCTCGATCTGTTTCTTGGTGCATATTTGCGACGACAGTGCCGCCTGCTTCAACAGTCGCCTTGCGGCTTAGTTCGTCTTCCGTCCATTCGTACTCGGGCTTAATGGCCTCTACGGCACGGGTGACGATAGCTTCGGTGAGCTTGCCTTGGTTTTCTTCCTTGGCGATGTCCTGGGCTTTGGTGTAGGCAGCGACTAGGGTTTCGTCGTCGTTCTTGACGGAGACCAGTGGGCGGAGGTGCGTTTCCGGTAGTTCGCCTGTATTACGGCCGATCGGCCGTAACTCTTGAAGCTTGGCTTCTACCTGTGCCGCTGCTAGCTGTCGCTGAATAGTTCTGTGATGCATCTCAGGAAATTCCTTTAAGCAGCATTTGGTAAAACTGCTGTAGCCAAGAGCCTTCCAGCCTTTGCGGCGGTCAAGGTCGTAGATGCGAGCGCGAACCGTATTGATTCCTTTTTTGATGTCGTCAACGGCTTTACGCGCTTCACGCTCGTTCATGTCAACGCTTGGCGTGACATCAATAGTTTCAAGCATTTCAGAAGTCATCATTTGATTGCCTCACAGGCTTTTTGAATACCGGCAGCGCAGTCACGCTTAGTCATGTCATCAAGCGTTGTTGTCAAGCTCACCCAGAAGGCGCCGCCAAGCAAAACGCAAAACACTGTCCAAACGATCGCGTTTGAGCGAACCGAGGCTTGTCGTGGGTTGTAAGGCAAAAGAGTCATGAAAAACCGGCAACCCGTCGAGTCTGGTATGCCAGCGGGATTAAGTCAAGCCCGTTTGCGCTTTTTCTTAGTCTTCAGCTCTTGCACAGCAGCCTTTAGCCGTTTCCGTTCCGCCGTCGCAGCTAGCGCCTGCTCAACAGCTTGATCACGCCCTGGTGAGTCTCCGGGACCACCGTTCTCAGGCTTTAGCAACTCTGCCCAGTTCATTCAAGGTTGAGCAAGGTTTGTTGAATAAGACTTTCGCTTATTAAAGGGTTGGCGGTTGGACCGGCTCACGCGCCTGCATCCTCACTGCTGACCGCCAGCAGCAGACGATCGATACAACCAGAAGAAGTATCAGCCGCATGGTAAAACGCTTTCACCAGTCTTCAAGGGTGATTTCAAAGAAATCCCACGCATCAACCCATTGTCCAAGACACTCATCTGGGTGTTGCTTTAAGACCTTGCATTCTTCAGGACCGCTGACCACCGTCACGCATTCATCAACGGGAAGCGTTGGATGATGATCGTTCAGCATTGCAACGTATGCCCCAAGCTGCTTCGTGGCAGGTTCGCGGCGTTTGACGGCAGGCTTTTTGCTGACTGTCTTCAGATCACCCAAAACGACCTTGCCTTCTGTATCCCTGAGCAGAAAGTCAAACGACCCACCAAGCGATTTGCGCGAATCACAAAGACGGTATTCAAGTGCGATAACCTCTGCGCCTTGAAATAACGGGCAGTCAAGCAGCGGATCAATCCATGGCGCCCACTTGTTATCGAAAATAATTCCTTCGCCGTTCAGGTGCTTTTCAAGCGCTTTATGGCAGGCATTACCACGCGCAGCCCAACCATCAGGACCGTCTTTGTATTTCATGATCATCGCCATTTTTTCAGGCGGCATGTCATGACTCAAAACTTGAGTAACGGAATGATTCAACCATTCGCCGTGCAGCCGGTAGCGATGCCATTGCTCGTAAAACTCCAGTCCATCAATGGGTCGCATGGGATTCAAAGAAAAGGTTGCGCTTTGGGGGCAGTATGGGCAAACTCTGCCTGCAACGCAACCCCATTACATGGCCGAACTGGAATTGGTATCAGCAAAAGTGCTGATCGACGAGCGCGTCTTGCTCGCGATCGAGCGCCGACGTCCTGTAGGGCTTAGCCGCACTGCTTGGGTGAACTACCTGCTGCAGTACGCCTTGACCAGCCACCCGGAAATTATTGACGTGCGCATGGTTGAAGACTGAGATGCCGCACAAGGTCACCGCTTCAGGGTTCGCGATCGTTCCCTATGCGCTTATGGACGCCATGCAGAACCCAGCGACCTGGGCTGTTTACGCCGTCGTGCATCGGCATGGGTTTGGCAGCGATGAAGGCTGCTGGACAAGTCTTGAGACAATCCATCGAGAAACCGGAGTAAGCCGCAAGGTCGTTCAACGTTCACTGTTGTGGCTCAAGGAAAACGGTTGGTTGATCGGCAAGCCGAGACCTGGCAAAACCACGGTCTATCGCGTCTTATCCGAACCTCAATCCGAGAATGACCTAGGTCGAAAACGACCCAGGTCGAAAACGACCCAGGTCGAAAACGACCTAACACCTAGGTCGAAAACGCCCTGGGTACCTAGGTCGAAAACGACCTACGAACAAGAACCCATTAACAAGAACCCAGGAACTAAAACCCCTATAAAAGGGGAAAATCAGAAAAAAGATCCTTTCCGGTTGAAGCGGTTGCCGTCTCACGCGGTGCCTGATGACCTCGCTGCGTGTGGCGACTTGCTTGCCGAGTTTTGGGGCTGCAAAAAAGGCACGCGCTCCGAACGCGTCTTCAACCGCATCTGCAACAAGCTGCGTCAATGGACGCCTGAACAGCGCCAGGAGGCTCTAGAACGCGCCATAAGCGCAGGTTGGGGTGATGTATTCCAACCATCGCCTCAACGCGCTCACAGCGCCGCTACGGCCACGATGCGCGAATGGACGCCTGAACAGTGGAAAGCCTTAGACGACGTTCACCTCTTCTGATGAAATCCGAAACCTTCCGCCTTGGCCTAAAGGCTGTCGCCAGCGTCACGCCTTACGCCAAAAAGCTCAGCGATGACGAGATCGCTTTTCTCTTCATGACCATGCCAACCGCAATCAAACGCGCTGTCACCGACGAGATGTGGGCGTATGCCTGCTCTCAGTACCGCATGGATCCATCACCAAGCAAAGACCTACCGCTTGATCAGCTACTGCTGTCGTACGTTTACCGAGTGCGCGACTCTCGTCCTGCTTTCGACTGGGGTTTGAAAGCAGACCTGAATCAGCGGATGCTCAACGGTGATCGCTTTCACGCTGAAGCCGCTTTGCCTCCGCTGCAGTTGCAGCAACTACCGCCTGTGTCAAACCCTGCTTTGGAAGGCTTGTTCTGATGCTTTTTGATCCTGCTACCGTGCGCACTCTGTTGCAACGCGGCATCGATAACGGCTGGTGGACGCTCGAACACCTTGATCACCCGTCTGACGGTTATTGCCGCTTGCAAGCCGAACTAAGCAGACATCGCATTCCTGAGTTGCGTCAAATGAGTCTCAAGCCTTATCGCAACCTGCTCCGCGAGCAACAAATTGTTGAACGTGTTGAAGCCGCACCATCACCTCGCGATTTTTCACCTATCACGGAAACCCATCCTGAATTTGACTTCTGATGCCACGCACACGCAAAACACCTGCACGCGACATGACCGTCTATCTGCCTTATGAACTATTCGATGCGGTAGACCAAGCTTCAGCTTCTGAAGGCATCCCAAGATCGCATTTCATTGAGCGCGTTCTTGCGCATCACTTCAACATCAAAATTTCGTAAATGGCTCAAAGTAGAACACCTGTCAAGATTTACCTCTCTGCTGAAGAACGACAGATTTTGGATCAGCAAGCTAAAGAGCTTGGTGTTCACCGAGGCGAAATGATCCGTGAGCGTGCATTGTCTGCACCACAGCAGGCTGCAGGTTTGCCGCGAGGTCCACAGGTTTACGCCGATGCCCTGGAAGCTGCTGCACGGTCTTACAGCGGTATTCCGCGAGTGGCTATGGCAGGCATCGTTAGTGCAGTGATCAGGTCGCTTGCAACTCACTGACTGGTATGCCATAATTGTCGAGCCGGAGACGGCAATCACCTCGACAACTGAATCATGCAGATCACTGATCAGCTCACTGCTTTGATCAAGCAGCAAGAGCAGCGCAGCACTGAACGCCTACAGCGTCAGTTGCAACGCATCGAACGGATGCAATCACTACTGCAGCGATTGCGGGAGACGGAGGGCTAAGGCCCTCCTTTTTTTCTTGACACGCAGTAACGGCTGAGTTAATGTCTTGCTGTGAAGTCGGGTAGCCGCTGCGTGCGGTCCGGTGGATCATTACCGCCTCAGCAGTTCACTGCAGAGGCAACAACATTCACAACTAAATCAAGCATGGGCGCTCGCACGCTGTACCCCGCTCCGCCGTGTCCAAACTGCAGCAACGTCAGCCGTGTTTACAACACCGCTTACACAGAAGACGGACGCATTCTTCGCAACAGACGGTGCTCTTGGTGCGGTCACTCCTGGTGGACTCTGCAAACACCAGAACAAAGCATTGATCCGCTTACGCATCGTGTGGAGCTGCCCTTGTCTTTCAGAAACAACAAACACCTACCAGCGCGTATCTTGCGCATCAAATCATGCACACCATCGCAATCATCATCTGCCTGATCACACTCCCAATTGTTTTGCTGCTGTACTTCACCGCATCAAAGCAGCAACACGCTCGCAGGATGCGACGCAATGGCCACAGCCCAAAACTAATTGGTGCTCGCCTAGGTGTCTCGCATCAACAGGTCACAGCGTGGTGCCTAGCCTGAAGCGCTTGACACGTCTCGGATAAATGCCATCATGGCCTTGGGAGAGATCCCACCACTTCGCAGACTTTAAAATGAACGACTCACTAGCGCTCGGCCTGATCATTGCTGATTACGCACGACGCGACGACTTTCAAGGCATGTGGGACGATCTGATCGTCACCTATCGCCGTGGCAGCACACTCCAAGAACTCGCAGCTGAACTCATTGAAGCTGATGAAGAATTTCTTGCAGAAAAGGCAAACTGAGTTATCCTTGCCTTGGGGTTGCACTACCTCGGGGAGTAGGCAAACACGGAGGCGCAAGCCTCCTTTTTTTCTTCATTCATGTCTGACAACGTTAATCACCCTGATCACTACCAAGGCAGCCTTGAATGCATCACTGCCATTCGTGCGGCACTAACGCCCGAAGAGTTTCGCGGCTTCTGCAAAGGTAACGTCATCAAATACGCTTGGCGCGAACGCAACAAAGGACAAGACGAATCGCTTGCCAAGGCTCGTTGGTACATCGACCAGCTTGTTGATTACAAATGAAACGCGGAGCCAACACGCGCAGGCTTACGGATCAACAAGTCATTGACATCCTTCAAAGCGATGACAGCGACACCAGTGCGGGCAGGCGTTACGGCGTAAGTCGTTCAACCATCGGTTACATCCGCAACGGCAGGCATTTCGCCAACATCCGACCTGACATCCCACGCCGTAGCAGTA